TATTGTTTCTACACCGCCCTGCCCTGCTTTTCTGTAATCTTCTTTGAGTTTGGTAAGTAATTCAGTTTGCTTTAATTCATTTTCAATTAACTTTTGCTCTAACGGCATAGCCATAGTCCGGATGGATGCTGCTTTCGCTTCCATCCGCAATGCTTCAGTTAATTTCATGTGAGCATCAGCCGCTTTGCCTACGAGTATATCTTCATCAGTATAATTTTTCAAATACGCACCATAATTGCTGCGTAACTCTTTAACTGCATTTAATCTTTGTGAAAGCGAAAGATTTGCATTGGTAGCAGATGCAAACAATGAATTTAACTCTACCTTTTCCTTTGCAAGTGATTGGGCAAAATCCTCATTCGCTTTTTTCGCATCAACCAACCCCCTCGTCCAGTTGCCGAATCCTAATTGCGCAAACTGCAATCCGGCTACAAGTGCAGAAATACCTAACCCTAATGCACCAGCAGCAGGTAGGATGTTTGTTAAGTTATTCGCAATCGCATTAAAACCATATGGCAAATCCTGAATAACCCTACTTACACCTGTGAAATCTTTACCTAACTTCTGCGTAGCACCCCCTGCACCCTTCGATGCTTTCTCAACCCCATCAAGAGATAGGATAGTTTCCTTAATCGCTGCAATGGCTTTTTTATTGTCAGCACTTATAAGTATTTCGAGTTTTTCCGGTGCCATTGCTTTATTTTAATGCTTCTGATAATTTCTTCATATTCTCTATAAACTGCTCCTGTGTCAATCTCTCCCCTCTATCCGGTTGTTCATCTGTTGACAAAGGTAAGAAATCTGTTATGCTTTTGCGCCCCTTCGTGTCCGTGTTCGTGCAGTACATCACATACGCTATCAACCTTGCCCTCTGCCATTCCGCCAACTGCTTCGCTTCATACGCTTTTCTATAAAGCAAAAAATCTCGCCAACGAATAGACCAAAACTGCTCAATAGTTAGGCCCGATTCAATGGCGAGAATTATTACCTCATCCCAGGTCTTATCCCTGTGGTTTAACTTTTTTTTTCTTCGTCAGGTACGTTTTTATCAGCAGGTACATCCGGAACCATTGCCTTCATAGTGTACTGGATGAACTCTAATACCTGCGATCCTGTGAACTGCAACCCACCGCCTTCATCAATCAACTGCGATGCTTCCCTTTCACTTATCACCTTACCGGCTCCCTCACTTGCCGCCTGCACCATTGTAATAACGTGCTTAAAGGTTAAGGATTGCCCATCGTACATCTCCAACATCTTACCTATTGGCAAGTTACCATTCATTTCACAGAATCGGTGCATCGCCCAGTTATTCCAAAGTAAACTAACAATGCCCGTTGATGTTTTTAACTCAAATGCTACGGGCATAAATTAGTAGGTCTTTGTTTGGGTGAGTGGAGCATTCTGTACCTGGAACTCCGCATCAAACTTCAGCAGGTCCTTATCTGTGGCATCAAGTGATAAAGAAGTAACAAAGATATTACCGCTATACACGATGTCGCCACTAACAGGAACGGCAGGGCCGAAACGGGCAGGGATTGAATCACGGTTAACAAGCAGGGTATAAATCCTGTCATAGCTTTCACGGCTACCGCTCCCTGTTTGGTCAATGGCATGGCCGGAACAACTGATTGTCTGACTAACGGAATTACCGGGGAGTTGCTCATCGCCACATTTACTATCGGCATCAATGGCATCACGGGTGATCTCCATTGAGTTTGATGTAAGGCAAGCAACGGTCAGGAAAGAGCCGTTTCTGTCGAAGTCCAACTGAAGGATTATGTCCCTCGCATTTACAAAAGTGTAACTCATATTTATTGTGTTTGACTGATTATAAATTCATAGCGCAAAATTACACGAAAAGTGTTATCAAATGGATCCAAGTCCTCCAGGTTAGTTACCGATGCCAAAACCACATTTTTACAATCCCATCCCACAGGTAACACCACCACCGTATCACTATTCACCGCACCCATCACCGCATCCGCTATTTGCTCCGCTCTCTTAAAGCCAAAGTTACTACTTTTCGTTGTTATATCTATGTTCACGGAAACCATGTTAACGTAACCCTCCTTCCCTTGTTCCTGCCCGGATGTTCTACCGGTGATAGTAATGTATTCAGCCGGCTCATTGGCAGGCACCATTGCATCGTACACATCAACATAGGTATAAGCGGCAAGTTGGGTAACTAACCATTTCTTTATTTCGATGGCAGGGTTTTTCATTATCATTTGCGCAACAAGTTTTGAATCCGCTTAATTAGTTTCGGTCTTTCGTCAAGATAGGCCGGTATCAAGAATGGTTGTGGCTTGATACCGTTTTTAAGTATAAAGTAGGCCATTCTTTCAGCAACCCTCAAATCTTCCGATAACCTTTGATCTCTATTGCCTATCCTTCTTTTTGATTTTACCTTATACGTTCCTGCTAATTTGTTGCGCTTAACATAGAAGATTAATGCAAGTATCAAATCTCCATAATCGCCTTTACCCTTACCTCTGAATTGTGCAGCATAAGCAGCGAACCCATTATGTATCGGATGGGTCATTGCTTTTTTCTTTGTGCCAAACTCTACATAAGCAGCATACCCAATATCCGAATAAACCGATTTCATTAACGGCTCACCTATATTATGCTTTATGCTTTGCCGCAATTTACCCAAATTAGCAGGCGCCATCCGCTTTGCATTGCGTTCAATGTTCAATGCTGATTGCGACATCAAGTTATTAAGGCCAGGCCCCATCCTTTCGGCAGCAATGTCAAACATCCTTCTGACCGCCTTGCCCCCCACTAAATTCATGCTGAATTCGGCCATTACTTAAAAATTTGTATTTCAAGATACTCCTTCTTATTCTCAATATCAGTAATAGAATGGATGCTATATTGCTCACCGCCTATCTCTAATCTGTAAGTCTGATCGATTGTAAGGGGGTAGCGCACGAATACAGTAGCGGATGCCGTGTAACTTACCTGCGCTGCGATCAAAGAACGGCTATCCCCTAACGGAATAAACATACCCCAAATGGTGGCAGTATTCGCATAGGTAACCGTATAACCCCCCTCACCATCGCTCACCTGTGTAGGTGCAAGTACACCAATCGGCTCATGCAATAATTCTGCTGACAGATAATTCGGCCTTGTTCCCTTTAACCTCATAGTATTGGCGATTGACGGGTGAACTGCTGACACGCTCTCCATGCTTTCTCACAAATGCCCATACCTTCAGCACCTGCTCCCCTATTTTCGTACATATGATTCACCTGGTCAAGAATAGCAAACTTCAACGCAGCAGGGACATGGGTATAACCTACCGTATATTCTGCCCTCATGTTTTCTATCTGTGGAAAAGTAATTCGGGGATAATTACCGCCTATAATTCGTTTGTCAGTTAGGATTGTACCGGTATAGTCATCGTACAAAGTAATATCGGAAGTGATAGGGCCGTATGGCAGTTGATAAGCACCACCCTTGTTGCTAAACCATACTTTCACCTGCTTTGTTATTACGCTGATACCTGCAGCATCTTCGATTATCTTCCGGGCAGAACTAATCAGTTGCGAAACCTGTGCATCTTCGCTTGTATGGCTTACCCTAATGTATAGTTTCGCCTCCGCAAGCGTTACCGGCTCCGCATAGCTTACCTCTGTGACCTGCGAATCTATTGTATAAGAGTAGTTACCCATTGTTCAAAGTTTAATAATTTATCACGCGGCCTTAACTCCTCTGCCCTGTCAAATGCCGCCTTGCTGCAAAGTTCGTAATTATTCATCACATTTTTAATAGCGTTAACCCATTGGTGCGGCCTATCCGAACTGCAATAAATCCCTGCATCCCCACAATTCTCCCGTAATGCAGGTAAATCACTTACAATGCAAGGGATCCCCGATGCCATTGCTTCCGTTGCCGTTCTTCCCCAACTCTCATATTGCGAAGGCATCAAAAGTATCTTTGTGCGCTTGTATGCATTTCTTATGTCGGGTTGATTCGGCCAAATGGTTACATTTTGTAACCGGTTGTATATCTGTTCACCATAGCCACCTTGTACTGCTAAAAACTTGTATTCCGGCATCATTTGTGCCACTTGGTAGAATAGTTCCGCCCCCTTATTTCGATTGAGATTGATTAGCGTTATTTCCTCCCCACGTTCAACCCTATAATGGTCAATATTCACCGGTGGTTGAAGTATGAATGAATTGTTGGGATATTTGCCGTGTTCACTTCCCCAATGGGAATTATAAACCACGTTTATATGCTTATTCCGCCTAACGGAAATATAGTTAAAGGTATTGTGAGCGAACCATACGGCAGGCTTCTTTGTCTTCTTGCAATCCTCTGCCACATCTGCTGCAAAATCTAATTGAGTGAAAATTACATCTGCCCATTCATGGTGAAAGTACCAATCATGTGATCTATTAAAAACGGGTATTCCTTCAAATTCGTAGTACTCATTGTTCATTGCACTGGTCATGACCTTGACGAGATGGCCACGCTCCATTAACCACTTGTTGATTTCGTGAGCGTTCCATTCCGAGCCGGACTTTGCCTTCGGGAGATATTGCTGCACGTGCCACAAGACACGCATTTTTCGAGGGTTTTCGTTCACGCTTTTTCATGCTAATAATAAGGGGGATGGAATCCCACCCCCCTCATTGATTTTAGATAGTAGCGTAGATAGCGGAGTTAGGAAGCATCAAGTTAATGGCCTCATAACACTCAATCCGGGCAGTAACCATGTTGGTAACGAAGTTGTTTTGATCTTCGTAACTCAATTCAATGTTTACACCGTTCACCTCTACTCTTTCGAGGAAGCTATTGTCTATCAAGAAAGCACGGTCATTAGGCACCCAGTTACAACCTACGATAGGCACACCGGCAATATTTAACACACCGGATTGACCGATAGTAAGACCACCGGCACCCATGTAGTAACCATTGGTGAATGATTCGTTGAGCAGCAAAGACCATTGTGCGTTAGATACAAACACAACAGATGCAGCGAAATCACCTGCACGCAGGTTACCAATCAACTGGATAATCTTACCCAAATCAGCAGAAGCAGAAGTAGTTGTAGAACCAGTAGCGGCACCGGATACAGTAGAGAAGAAAGCAGCGTTCTCTGCCTTGAAGAAATCACGAGTTAGCAAACGGGGAAGCGTTTGGCTCATGAAAGGCAAAGATGCAAGCATTTGACGGCTAAACTTGCTGAAACCAGCGATGAACTGATTTACTGTCTTTACTTCAGTCAGAGAGTAGTTATTCTCCTGCTTAAGTGAACCTTCAAGTTGTGCAGCGATGTTGTTCGCATTACCAGTAGCCTCACGATAGGTTACATACAAACCGGTCGGGCTTTGTGTGGTAGGCACGAAATCCCGGAAGTTAACCAACTGATTAGGTTGGATTGCCTGGCGGCTATTGTAAGTAGCAACTGAATCACCGGAAAGGTTAGAAGCCAATGTGATGGTCTTTACTTCAGGAAGTTCAATGTGAACCCGGCCATTCTTGCGCATTTGATCTTCGATGTTCACACCTTCGAGTTTCTCGGCAAGTGCTTCGCTGAATGATTTGCCTTCGGGTTGACCTTTCTTAACTTTAGTGGTCAGGGCATCGAATTGAGATTGCATTGCATCTTTGAACTCTTTCAGTTCAGCAGCAGTTGCAACTGATTCGAGTTTAGACTGAAGTCCGGCTACAACGGATTTAGCTTCAGCAGCATCGGTTTTTGCATTGGCACTATTGGCCAGTACTTGCGTAAGGTTATCACCGATAGATTTTACCTCCGCAGCGATTTGTTCTTGTGTCATTTTACAAGTGTTTTAAATCTGTTATTTAATTGTTTGAGTGCATCAAATACTACTGCGCTATTATCTTCCGGGTCAAGTGTTGCTGCGGCAACGGGTTGAGTGGTGAGTTCTGATATTGCAGTTTGTATTTGCTTTATTTCAATCTCCAATAGGGAGAAAGTGTCATCTGTGAATGTGCCGTGCTTAAACGCTTTGATTAGTTTCTCCAATCTTCCGTTCAGCGTTTCCTTCACTACTTCCGGCTCCATTCCCTTGTAGATGGATATTGTCGGAGTTTCCGGGTTTGCTGCCCATAGTACCGCACTCCCTTCGTAAAGCATAAGTTCTGTAATGGTGCGTATGCCGGTTGAATTATCCATTTCGGACTTGATTGTGCTAAATCCGATTGAGTGCTGATTGATAAGACCTGCTTCATATAATTTCAGCATATCCTCCCCCATTTCAGTTTCAATAACTTCGGTAACGGCTATGAGCGCATCGCCTTCAACGTATAATTCTTTAGGTTTACCCAAAGCATACTTCATCGAAGTCTTATGGTCAACCAATGACCAAATAAGGTTCTTCCCTTGCGGCCCTCTTGCAGTAATTGTGCGAGTAAATGCAGCAGGACTGATAATGTCATTGTCAAGGTCAACATTGCTCATTCTTGCCCATACGGCTTTTACCTTACGGCTTTCTTTGTCAACATCTTCGACACCATTCATTATATCCTTTACGCTATATTGCTTCATTTATCAACATTTGTAATTGCAAAAATAAACTATTATTCCATAAACTCCACAGGGTGCCGGCCGGCCCCTTTAGATTGCCTTGTATAGATACGGGCATATCGTTTTCATCCCTCACTACTTCAAATCCAACGGTACATCTGCAATTACACACATTCCCTGCACTTGCCCGACTATCGCCTGGATATTCCATCTGTTCTACACTACCCATGCCTGGAACAGTGAAAGGCTCATCAACTGCCACACGTTTGCCATCCATGTGCAAATGGTCAAACTTATCACGGGGAATCCTTCGAGTACGGTCATCCGTTATCGCTATCCATTCTTTTTCGGTTTGCAGTCCTGTTGATACGGCACCAAGTAACGCTCCCTGATTTGCGGCTCTTGTTGTTTCTGTTCGGGCAATAAGTTCAGCACGGTACGCATTGATACCTGACTTTTCTAATTCCGACATCATTTGTGTTATGCTCCACCCCTCCTGCATCCCTTTAATCAATACTTTGCGAATAGTTTCTTTAGTGGTTGATGTAATGCCATCGGTCAGCATAGTCAATCCTTGATTAAGGAACATCTTAATAACTATCGCCCATCTTTGCTGAGGTGTCAAGTTATCCTTTATACCTGCTTTTCGCCTAATCTTATCATAGTTGTA